ATTCTGTAATGTAGAGTCAACATCAGAATCAAAACTATCAAATACTAAAGTCTCATCATCAAATGAAGTAAAGTATTCAGGAGCTTTATTATTTAAAATGTTAAGTTGAATATTAGTAGCATCTACTACTACTTGTACATCTGTACTAGAGCTATCTCTAACATTAACAATATCTAAGAACTCTTCTGGAGTTTTATAGATAACTTTTTCATACCTATTTCTAGTCTCTGTTGGTTTCTTTTTATTATATTTAATCCAATCAAGATCAATAATAGTATCTGGAAGACTCATATGAGTAGGTCTTGCTACAGTACCATTAGAATCTAATTGAAACAATTCATGTAGAAAAGGATAATCTCTACCATCAATAATATTATAGTAAGTAGACTTAATTATTTGAGCTACTTGTAAAGATTCTACAGTATCTGAAATACTATTAACCTCATCAGAATCCATGTCTGATAAGATATCTTGAACCATATCAAGTAGTGACATCTTAGCCATATTATGCTCCAGCTATAATTGTAGTCATTTGAAATGCATATACATTTACATCACCTGAGCCACCTAGATTAGTTACATAGGTTTCATAGTAATCATTTGTAGCAGCTAGATCGTTAATTCCACCAGTTAAAGTAGTTTTAAGTCCTGTTTGAGTTGTTGAAACAGATTGTGCATCTAATAAGACACCATTTTTGTATAGTCCTACTAAAATATCTCTATTAGATCCTGAAGTTTGATCTAAAGAGATTACATAGGATATATTTAAAACAACACTATCAGTTCCTGTATATGTTAAACGAGAATTAGTACCCTCTGATATTAATCCTGAAACTCCACTACCTACTGTAACTACAGATACTTTAGTTGCTGTAGAAGGATAAGTAATTACTCCTGGAGTTCCTAGATTATAAAAAGATATATGCCCATGAGGAGCACTAGCTAATTGAAAGTTTCCTGTACCATCAAGACCAACAAACTGACCAGCAACACCATTAGTGGTTACTCCTGCTAAAGATGTTGGAGCTATTTTTTCCCATGTTCCTGAACCAGCTCCATCCGCTACATAAAGAGTATCAGCAGTAGCTAAAGACACTCCTTTAGGTTCATGTAAGTCAGCTTCTGTAATATTTTTATGTTGTATAGTCATTCTTTATTCCTATTAAAAAGGGGTAAGACTTTTGATCTCACCCCTCCAATCACTCAGAGGTGATTATTTATTGTAAATATACTCTACAATAACACGACCAGCACCAGTTAACAAGTCATCAACTGTACCTGCAATAACTAGTTCACCAGCATCAGCACCAATAGTTTTACCTACTAGAGCACCAGCACCAGTGACTACATTACCTGCAGTGCCAATAGCAGTTTGAGTAGCTTCAGAAGCAGAAATCAAACCATCTGCATCAATAGCCACACCAGCACCTGTATACAAACCTACTACTAAATCAGTTGTAGTAGATGTAGATGTAAATGCTGTATCTACAATTAATCTTGCAGAAACAATAGTAGCATTGGCAGGAACTACAAATTGTAAATTATTAGTACCAGCTGCTGGTAAAGTAGAATAAGTAAAATCCCAAATTGCAGATTTAACTACACCTTGACAAGTACTTTCCTGTGCACCATAACGACCAGTAGTTGTTCTAGGACCATAGCTAGCAGCTACGCCACGTTTTGCATCAATTTCGATACCCATGTTTATTTTCCTTTATATTAATATGTAGAAGCTGAAGTCAAGATAACACCAAGTGTATCAAGACGCTGAGCACCAAAACCAAAACGTGAAGTTACTTGGAACTTATCAGCACGTTCTTCTTGATCTCTCCAACCTTCTGTTTTAGGTTGACGTCTCCAAGCGTGCATAATAGGTTTAGTAGAGTCATCAGCAATGCTCATGAACACGTTAGCTACGTCACCAATCTCAGCTGTATCATTAGCCAGACCATAGCTAGAAGCATTCAATGCCTCAGTTGCAGTCTTAGTTGGTAAGTAGTTAGATGTCCAGATATCAAAGCCAAAGATATTCTTAACAAATTTATGGTCACGAGCAAAACCATCTGTTACAATACCTTCAAACATTGGGTTATTTGATACATTTACTAAGTTAGAAAGACTATTTAATGTAGCCTCAACAACTGGGTCAACAATAGCAATACGACCACCTGCTGGAACATTAGCTTTATCAAAAGCCAACTTCATAGCAATAAAGTCTTCTAGAGTCATAACACGAGTTGTACCACCTGAACCACCAGCAACCCAACGATGTGGACGACCATTTACTAAGTTTACGTTAGCAGCTGTTTGAGAAGTACCTGCAACGTTCAAGAACTTAGATTCATGATTCTCACCAAGAGCACGAGTAGATTCCATTGCACGCATTGACATTAAAGAGTCAATTTGTGAACCATCTTCACGTAGTTCGTCTGTTACTTTCCAAGCATCACCAACATAGTCAGTAATAGCTAAAGAGATAGTACCAGTATCAATTGGACTGAAAGTCAGTGGAACATCTTCAGCAGCATCCTGAATAGTTACTGTACCAACAGTTTTAATATTAAGAGTTGTACCTGAACCAAAGTCAGACACATCACGGTAAAGACCTTCTGGCAACAAGAAGTCTGGTAGATTCTCAAGAATGAACTGAGAATATTGTTGTGCCTCGATAAAGGCAGTTGTATTTCCTGTATTTTGCATTTTTATTCCTTATTAAGATGTAGAAAGGTTTTGTTTAACTTTTTCACCAGCTACTCGCCAAGCATTTACTAAGTCTTTAGTAGAAGCACCTTTTGGAACCCTAGCAGAAGATTCTGCAGCAGGATTAACCTTATTAAAAGATTCTGTATTAATTGTACTATTAGTCTTTCCAGGAATCTGAGTTCCTTTAGTGAGACCTGCTAGTTTTAATACAGCACTAGGAGAACTTGCGGCTAGTTGGTTTAGTTGCGCTACAGTAAGTCCTGATTCTTTAGCAATTGTTTGGTAGACTTCTTCTGCTTTCTCTCCAAACTGGTCTGTAAACTTAGAAGCTACAGATTCAGTATTTTGTTTAGCAGTATTTTGTCTCTCTTTTAATGTTAAAGTTTCATTAATTAACTGAGCAATTTTATCTGAATCAATCTCTACACCTTGAGAGGTTTTCTCTTGGGGAAATCCAGACTTCATTTCATCTAGAAGTTCTTGAGCAGTCTTACGTTTAGTCAACTCTTCTTTCAAAGTTTGCAATTCAGATTCTAAAGTCTGAATATGCTTTTGAGCATGAGGAACTGATTTTAAAGCATCTTCTGCTGTTTGATACTTCTTTCCACTACCAATAAACTCTGCGATTTCTGTCGGAATCTGAAAGTTATTAGTTGCTGTGGTATCTGTACCTTGATTCGCATTGGTATTTGAATCAAAAATTGTTGCATCTGTCATTACATTTTTCCTTGGTCAGGTAATAAATTACTAAGTTTAAGTAAAGCTTTCTGGAATCCCAATTGGAATGCTTGATACTCACTCCAACTAGGTTTTTCAAAAGAGTCCTCATCTAAACACTTTCTTCTAGATAGATCTATTTGCTCATCTAAATAGTTTTGTATTTCAGAAAGTACTTGACTTTTTGTTAAAGACTTTGCTTTTTCTGATTTTAAATCCATAAGAACATTATATCACAATAAATTATAAATGTCAAGCTATTTATGATACTAGATCCTCTTCAAGTGGTGTAGCCTGTTCAATAGCCAAAGACTGTTGAGTTTGTTGAGCTAGTCGTTGAGTTTCAGCTTGCTCTCCAATAGCTACATTTTCTTGAATAAAGTCAAATTGTTCAAAGCCCATATACTCTTCAACCATTTGTGCAAGACGTTTACTTGACACATGAGGAGCAATAGTATTTCCAATAGGGCTATTAAAGATACCTATTAAGTTCTGCATTAATTGTGCTCTAGCTGCGTAGTGTCTAGCACCAATAGGACGTAGTTTACCTTTAGCAGTAATATCTTCTTTAGTAATAGATAAGAAATCAGTTACACCAATATCATCATCCATAACTTTAACTAGTTCTGGAATATCAATATTACGTCTAGCAATCTCTAGCATCATATTAAGAACAGGTTCAATAAACTCTACTTCAAATTTATTTACTTTATGTTGAAATATTCTACCAGCAGCATTTTGTAATTGTTGAACTTCAAAAGCAGTCTTCTCTCCAGGACTACGGATACCCATAGCTTCTTTAGGAGCACCAGCCATTTCTTCCATTAAAGCTAATAGAACACCAATCTCATTGTTAACTTGAAAAGCTGCACTATTAGGAGGTAAAGTAGTTACATTACCATCTTCTGGAATATGAATTGTAGTTTCAGGTTTCCACTCAAAAGGCTCTACATCACCCTGAATTACAATAGGAGGATGAATAGTCATATCTAAAGCATCAGCTTTAAGATTCTCTAAGTGATCAATTCTATACTGTAATCCTACTAGGTTATCTAAAGGACCCATAGCATATAGATTATCTGAACGAGTTCTCCAACCTACATGATGTTTAGTATCTTTACCTAACCAAGAAGGATTCTCTACATTACGAATAATATAACATCTATCAATAATAGTAACAATCCTATTCTTTAAAAGCTTGTCATTAATCTCATCATAGATATCTCCTTCAAACTCAAGAATCTCAATTAATCCTGATTGATAATACTCTTGTAAAGAACCAAATCCATCTACTAAAAAACCTTCTGACTTATTAACATCTTCCATTCTAAATGACGTAATACTTCTTCTAGTCTTAACAGCTTTCTCAAAAGCACTTACATCATAGTTAAGATCTGGACGTTCTTCTAAGTCACTACGTAACTCTCCTAGAGTCTTTAAGTACCTAGTAAACTTAGGACTATCTGCAAATGTTCTAGCAGTAGGATTAAATACTAAGTCATATACAGATACTCGTTCGAGTTTAGGACCTCTATAAAGAAGATTCTCTTCTCCTGTAATAGGATCAACTCTAACTTTATTTTCAAAGACTACTTCACCAAATACATTACCATAATCAATATAGTCATATACTAGTTGAGAAATAGTCTCTCTAAAATTAGATTCTCTAATCTTATTCTTCATGTAAGCTTCAATAGCTTTACGTTTAGAAGAAGTAACAGCACTAAGATCAAACCCTTCCCACTTTAACCAGTTATCATTAGGAAATAAAGCATCCATGTAATTAGCATGAAGATTATCCCTAATCTGAGTTAACTTAGGTAGAGTAGTTTTATTCTTCCAAGGAAGTTTACTATTCGTAGTTTTAGTAGTATCTGTAGCAAAGAGATAGTTTCTTAACTCATTCCACTCTTGTTCCTTTTCATAGCGTTGGATTCTCCATCTGTCATACAAACCAGATAGCGTTTTAGCCATACTTTCTCTATTAATTAAATCTCGTATTTGAGCTACCTTGCCAGCCATATATTTTCCTTAAAAACTTACACCGCCAAAGCGGGAATGAGTTACTACATTAGAGCCTTGATAAAGTCCTTGAGATCTTTGTTTAGGTATAACTGCAATAGAAACAGCACTAGCCAAAGCATCTTTAATATCGTCATGAGGTGGATGTTGCATTACTAACTCTTCTTCTAATGATTGACAGTTACCACCTTTATAATGCCAAATCTGTAAGTTATCATATTTAGGTTCTAGTACTGCTGAGATACGTTCTTCTTTATCTCCTAGACTTCTAGTAGGTCTAAACTCATCAATAGACAAAGGAACTCCATTAGGTTTAATATAAGATTCTTTAAGCTCTCTAACAATTGTTTGTTGAGCTACAGTAATCTCAGCTCTAATCTTTCTGAATCCCCACTTTTGTTGTGCGCTAAGTATATGATTAAAATACTCTACAATTCTATCTGTTTTAAATCTATCAATTTCTAAAATATAGTAATTACCTAAATGATCTACTCCTATAGTTACTAATGCTGTAGAGTCAGCTTGTCTTTTCATAGAGAAAGCAAAGTCAATTGCTGCATAGACATTTAACTTCCTATCTTTAATAAACCAGTCTCCTTCTACATTTTTAAGAAGTGACCTCTCATAATATTGAAACTTATTTCTGTCAATTCTAGAAGATTCTGCACTATTAGGATTGTTATAATACTGAGCATAAAATTGAGTAGCGTCCACATATTTAGCTTTAATCCTAGCTAATTCTTTATTATCAAATCCAAAGGTTTTACCATCTGGTCTAGATTGTTTAGGCCATAAGAACTCTCCGTTAGTTTCTACAACTTTCTGGAATAATTCATAAACTTCATCTTCAGTTTCTACTTCACCATTGTCATCATATATAGTTTCTTTCATAGAAACCATAGTATCATAAATATCTTTAGGATGATACCTAGTACCTACAAC